ATACTGTACATCCATGTTTTTATGTTCCATAACTACTAACTTAATACAAATAAAATTAATAAATATTATACAATACAATTTTTATTAATAAAATTAAATTTTAATTCATTTTTTAATATTAACTTCATTTTACTTACCATTCACTTACCATTCACTTACCATTCACTTTAAGTAAGATGTAATTTCATATACCAATTCACGTGGTAAATTACTTGTTATATCATTTAATGTGAATTGTATTAGATTTTTAGTAGTACAACACTTACAATAATCATTTCCATATGAATTCTTATTTATTATTAATATTTTTTCGTCAATATTCATCACCATCTCATTTGGATACCTAACACCATCTGAATTTCCTTTGATCACATATGTACCACAATCCAGACATTTATTAACACATTCATCACATACAATTAAACCATCTTCTGTAATAAATGATGGTTTATAACTTTCAGTAATATACTCTTCACGATAATCCATGTATTCAATTGAAATTATTTGCGTACAACTTTGACATTCACAATAATCAATTTCAATCATAGCGTTGCGATAGTCCATTTATTTACATAATTAACATTTTAAATTCAATTTTTAAATCATCATTATAACAAACTAAATATACAAGCTAAAATACCACCTAAAATACAAGCTAAAATACCACCTAAAATACAAATTAAAATACCACCTAAAATACCACCTAAAATACAACCTAAAATACCACCTAAAATACAACCTAAAATACAAATTAAAATACAAGCTAAAATACCACCTAAAATACAAGCTAAAATACAAGCTAAAATACAAGCTAAAATACAAATTAAAATACCACCTAAAATACAAGCTAAAAATACAAGATAAAATACAAGCTAAAATACAAGATAAAATACAAGATAAAATACAAATGAAAATACAAATGAAAATACCACCTAAAATACAAGCATTCTTCCAGTTCAACGTTTGACGTAGTCAAACCATTAATTATCGCCGCGCGGGGGCGAAACCCCGCTACAGCAGTAACTAAAATATTCAAAGACGTATCCTCTGTTTTGATATTTGGTAATTCTTTTTTTTGTTTTCTTACATGAATGATGACAAATATGAGCAGTTTTTTTATAGTAATCTGAATGAATATAAAATTTAATAAGATCGTCCTTTAATGTAAATGCTATTTTACAACATGACAAATCTGTATTATTAAATACAGTTAACATAGCATCTTCAATTGTATTTTGATCATTACTTTTATTTAATAAAATAACATCTGCATCAACTACTCTATAAGGATTTAACATTATATTATGCTTTTGCATACTTTTAACATATGATGTTTTAAAATTACAATTATTAGTTTCTCCATTATACAACTTTAATATGTTGCTTTCATACAAATTATGATAATCAATATAATATATATCAATATCATTAAACTCATATTTAATGTTTTTTTTTGTTAATTTTGAATACAGCGCAGCCGCAAATCCACCAGCTATAAATGTGTAGTCCTTGTTTAAATGTAATCCTTTAATCTTATGATATATAGCCACAAGTTGTTTGTAAGTTTCCTTTTCTAATACACCACTGTAAAAGATCTTGTAATTTATATTATACATTGATATTTTATTCCTACATAATGGACAATTAATAACCGTAAACTCACTTTTATACATGGCCATTCCATCATTTAATACCTTTGTCTTTAATAAACATTCATGATGAAAAGTGTGATTACACGTGGTAACATAAAAATCCTTCTGCGAATCATCATCTAAACAAATTGCACAGGACATAGCGAACGTAAGTTAACGACAGCAAACGACAGTGAACGACAATTAACGACAGTGAATGACAGTGAACGACCGTGAATGACAGTGAACGTAAGCGAATGACAGTGAACGTAAGTGAATGACAGTGAAGCGTAAGTGAATGACAGTGAAAGAGCGTAGCTACTCTTTTTATATTTTTAATAATATTGTTTTTAAATTAATTCATTTTTTTAATATTAATTAATAATATTTAAAATATTAATTTTATTTAAGAGATAGTAGTGTATATGACTATTGTTAATTCTATAGAAATAGATAATATACGGTATATAAAGAATGATATAAAGGAAGCTATTAAAAAAAATATACCAATTGAAGATAAATTACATATGATTATATGTATTAGTAATCCGTGTTTATACGCTAGACGTTATATATTATCTAGGGAATTTAAGGAAAGAATGCTCAAAGACTTTTCTGACAGTGTTATATTATATATAGTTGAATTAGCTTTTGATTTACCAGGTGAAAAACCTCAAGAATTTTATGTAACTGAAAAGGACAACCCACGACATTTACAATTAAGAACAAGCTCTAATCCCTTGTGGCATAAAGAGAACCTTTGGAATTTAGGAGTAAAATTACTCCCACCAAATTGGAAAGCTGTTTGTTTTTCAGATGCCGATATTGAATACGACAATCTCCATTTTGCGACTGATACATTAAAAATATTAAATGGTACACGTGATGTTCTTCAAGTCTATTCACATTGTTTAGACCTCGACTTGGATTTAAAACCAATGAATATTTTTTCAAGTTTTAGTTATCAATACGCTAATAAACAACCCTATACAGGTTTAGGAATACATTATCATCACCCAGGATATAATATTTCTATGACCCGTAAAGCATATGATACTTTGGGTGGTATTTATCAAGACAGTATTCTTGGGTCAGGTGATCATAATTTCTTTTTATGTATGATAAACAAAGGAATTAAAAGTATAAATGAACATTCAAGTGAAGGTTATAAAAAAAGTATAACTGACTACGAAAAAAAATGTGCACAACTCCGTTTGGGTTATACACCCGGTGTTATAAAACATTACTTCCACGGCAGCAAAGAATCACGTGGCTATTCATCTAGATGGAAAATACTCATTAAACATCAATTTTGTCCTCGTAAACATATTACAACTGATAAAAATGGTCTATTAATACCTTCCGACGAATGCCCACAAGAATTGTTAGATGATATTATGAGTTATTTTAAATCAAGAAATGAAGATGAACATTATATAGATCATCTGAATGGCAGAACGTCACATTAGTGCTCAGTCTGTAAGACAGTCACAACTGTTATTATGACTATTAACAAAACCAATACTTTGTACATGTTGAAATCGGGTGACATTAATTTGGAATTTAAGAATGTATTTTTATTAAATAAAATATGAACTAAAATACCAAATGGTATCACTAGTAAATAATATACTATTTTATAATGTGGTGTATAATTACTTAGGTAAATTGATATATTAAAAAAATAATCAAGCAAAAATGCTCCAAGAAATGATGTAGTTAAATCAAATAATGCTATTCCATTGTTATCACTGTTAAAGAATGAACTATCTAAAGTGATTCTGTACTTTCTTAATTCTGATATAAATGTATTCATTATTAGTATTAGTATTAGTATTAGTATTATATAATATTATTAATTACAAAATTAAATAATATTATAATTATATATACATAATATAATACAAACATAATGTCTGATAGTGTTGTTTCTGATAGTACACTTTCTTTTTTTAAAGAATTACCTAAAGAAACTTTGTTCTTTTTTAATTTGGATCTTAAATTATCTGCTTTTATTTTAATATTGATTGTCGTTTTTATACTTACTGCTAGTATTACAGCATCCTTTTTACCGCCTATGATGTACTCACGTAATTATGAAAATTTTTCAAATGAAGACTTTTACAGTTACAAAAATATTAACTATTCCAATTACTCATCTATTCCCTTAACAGCACAAGACGTTTCAGCAAATGATAATACACCTAATAATATTCTTTTCGGTAAAGCAGATCGTATTATTACCACACACGCTGATGGAAAAGTTTATTACTCCATTGAAGTTAATGCTAACTTGTATATTCTCGGAGGACAAGTCTATGATGATATCAATCAAAAACCAGTTACACAAACCTATACCGTTCAATTAGTTAACCCCAAAAATAATAAAGCACTTGTCTTAGGTAACATGATAAAAGATGGTGATGGTATTTATAAACTCAAATATAAATTAGACGTAAATAATATCCCAAAAGAAATAGGAACCATTACTGATCTTATCGATTTTAGTGATATTCAAATCCTTTACATCGCTAAAGATACTAATGGTAATGTACTTAGTAATACAGTCGTGTTACAAGGTGGAGTAATGACCAGATAACTTAAATTGTTGATTAATTGTTTTATTAGTGAAAATTGTAAATAAAATATTATAAATAATAGATACAAAGCATATTTTATAATATTTTATTTATAATTTTCACTTTAATAATGTGTAGTTAATTAATTCGTATTTATTTCGTATTTAATTCGTATTTAATTCGTATTTAATTCGTATTTAATTCGTATTTAATTCGTATTTAATTCATAAAAATAAGAGTCCTATTCCATCTGGTGTTACTTTACTCGATAAATTGTAATTGTATAAATAATAATTTAATTCGCAGTTGTTTACATTGTCTGTATTTAAATAATATTTGTTATCCATTATATTCAAGTAACTTAAAATATCATATCCATATTCCTTTGCGGTTTTCTTTGAATAATACATGATATCATTTATGTTCATTTCTTTAGGATTGTATGCATAATAATACAAATGAGCAAACTTAATATGATCATGCTGATATTCATTTTCAAAAAGTATCTTTGATGGTAATGAGTACATTGAGAACATTCCTATAATATCTCCTTCTCGTTTGTTTTCTATTACCATCATTTGTATAACACCACATTTAACACCTGATAAAAGATGTTCTATTTCCCGGTGATCAAAAATTTTATGTATAGTGTATTTCTTAATGTAATTATTTAATAATTCTATAACCTTTTCAGTGTCACTTTCTGTTATCTGTCTAATGATGTAGTCGTTTCTTATTTGATATAAAGAAGGCTGCTCTACAAAATCGTCATTTATAAACTTACATTCCTTTAATTTTTGTATGTTCAAATAAATATTGTTGTAATGACATACCGTAACTGGTTCTGTTATCTTTTTACCAACTGTATAAACAGCAGAAGTAATTCCTTTTAATACCGCTCGTCTTGTGATCTCTTTTATTAATAAAGGCGCTAAACTGTTGTTACGCAATTCATCATGAATACATAAATAATTAATTTCCATCAAAGGTAATTTTTTATCATTTATACTAACATTTATAACAGTTCCTGAAATAAATCCCACCATTGTCATCGTGGTAGTTGTATTATAAAATAACCCCACCTTTAAATCATATGCATTTAAATTCCATTCTAGAAACTCCTTTGAATATTCTAAACGAAACATGTGGTTTTTATCTTCCACGTAATACAATTTTAAAAAGTTATAAATAACTTCTAATGTTTTGGAATCCTTAGTATTTAAAGTTTGCCATGATAAATTATCAGGAAGTTTTGTTTCTTTAAATGTTTTTTGTAATTCTTTTATTTTACCTTCAGTTCCTAGTGTAGTTCCTGTTATAGGTTCCTTACACCAAAACTTTGACATTATTTAATATAAATATTATTTTATATTCTATAATTTAACTTAATTTTTAATTTTTCTGGATTTATCATATAAAATTAAATACAATGTACTTTTGACTGCTTTTTTTAATATATCCTTTTTCTTTTTTAAATGTATTAACAATAATGATAAGGTATCCTCTTGTAACTCTAAATCAATTAATTTAAAACTTTTTACTAATTGTTTTTTGATAATTTTGTATACAATATCATATAAATAATCACATGAATCCTTTAATTCTTTAACAACATGCACTGTTTCTTCTACTTGTATATTAAATAATGCAGGTTTCCTTTTTATGTAACTGATACAATAATACATAGGATATTCTTTATTATAAAATAAACTGCACAAATAGTTTGTAACGATATTTATAACGTGGGTATCTTCTTTGTTCGTGTCATATTCATCTAATAATTTTTTATTATTTTCTAAATTATCCTTTACATATAATTTGGTTAATTGTAATAAGGGTATTATTTCCTTTTTTATTTCTGTTACTTTCTTCGGTCTTCCTCGAGGTTTCTTTACAACAATTTTCTGTTCTTTCTTTGGTCTTCCTCTAGATTTATTTATTACTACCTGTTCTTCTTGTTCTTTCTTTGGTCTTCCTCTTGGTTTCTTTGTTACTATTTCTACCTGTTCTTTCTTTGGTCTTCCTCTTGGTTTCTTTGTTACTATTTCCACCTGTTCTTTCTTTGGTCTTCCTCTAGGTTTCTTTGTTACTATTTCCACCTGTTCTTTCTTTGGTCTTCCTCTTGGCTTCTTTACTAGTATTTCTTGATCTGTCTCTATACTATTTTTTTCGTTTTTCAATGAATTAATAAATAAATATAAACTATAATAATTTGAAATAATATCATCTATTTTTTTACATCTTTTATTTATTAAATGCAGTTTTAAATTATAAAGTCTCTTAAAATATACATTACAAAAGTAACAATGCTTTGAATTACTCATTAC